CGCCGGAACCAGTAGATTCTAGACCATCAAGCTTATTTCAGGGGGCAGTCAATACAGTAGCACAAGGCGGTCCGGTTCCCGTTGGTTATGGTAGATTAATAGTAGGTAGTACAGTAATTGGTGCATCTATAACGACTAAAGATATATGAAGGAAGAAAACGTATTAATTAAAGGGTCCAAAAAAGGGGGTGGAGGTGATGTTCATGTAGCTCAAGAAGCCCCTAATACACTTAGGTCTACCCAATATGCTCGCATCCTTGACTTATTATGTGAAGGTGAAATAGAAGGATTAGTAGATGGTGATAGATCTATCTACTTAGACGGAACTCCACTTAGAGCAGAAAATGGTGCATTAAATTTTAAGGGGTTTAAGTATCGGGAGCGTACTGGCGGCCCCCATACTACACAAGATCCAATTCCTGGGTTTTCAGATGTAGAAGCTACTGAAAGTGTTGGTGTCAAAGTAACTACATCCACTCCTATAGTTCATAATATTATTGGTCCCGCGGATAAAGCCACAGTTACAGTATCCATACCAAGACTTACCAAACAAAACACATCTAATGGAGACTTAAACGGTTATTATGTAGATTTTAAAATAAGTGTAAAATCAGATTTAGATACTAACTATACAGATGTAGGGTATTATACATGGCATACCCCTAATTCTTCAACTACTACAGTCAGTGCAACTGAAAAAATATTACATGTTAATGAGGGAGTTGATCAAATATCTTTTAGTTTAAATTGGGCGCCTCCTGCTGATGTTTCTTCAAATATTAATTGGTGTTTATTTTCTATTGATGATTGTCCAAATACTAAAAAGATTTTAGCTAATGATGTAAATGTTTCAGTTTACTATAAAAAGCAATCCAATACTACATATACTCTATATAAAACATATCTACTTACTAGATATTCAAAAAGTAAATTAGTTACAATTAGTGGACTAAACAATACTTCTAACTACGATGTAAAAGTAGTTGTTACAGGAGGCTCCGGTTCTTACAATGTTAATTATGATTATGATAATGATGATATTATTGGGTTTTTTCATCGGTACACTGGATATAACAATAATCCAACAGATTATGGTAGTATAGATATAGTTGGTGCCAAGGCAGCAAGGGTTTATGCTGTTAGAAGAATTCAAGGTAAGTGCACAAGTTTATATAAAAAATCATTCACTTTTGATTTACCACAAGGTAACTCTTGGGATATAAAAGTTACTAGGGTTAGCGCAGATCATGACAACAATGTATCAATTCAAGATGAGCTATATTTTGATTCTGTAACAAAGATTATTACATCAAAACTAGCATACCCCTACAGTGCAATAATTGGGCTACAGATTGATGCCAGTCAATTTAATAAAATACCTACTAGAGGTTATGATGTAAAACTGCTTAAAGTACAGGTACCCTCTAACTATAATCCAGTAACTCGTACATATAACGGCGTATGGGACGGTACTTGGAGTGCTCCTGTTTGGACCGATAACCCAGCTTGGTGTTTTAGAGATATAATTGTAAATAATAGGTACGGGTTGGGTGATTTTATTGGTCCCGAAAATATAGATGACTGGAAACTGTACGAAATTGCAAAATATTGTGATGAGCTAGTTCCTTCTCCTGATGGCGGGGTAGAGCCTAGATTAACCATGAATGTATTTCTTCAAACAAGAGAAGAAGCATTCAAGGTATTAACAACATTAGCTTCTGTATTTCAAGGCATTATATACTGGTTAGATAATCAACTAACTTTTTCATTTGAGCATCCAGACCAAACAGCGGCAATCTTTTCAAATACTAATGTCATTGATGGTGTATTTAACTATACAGGTATTAGTCAAAAAGCAATACATAACTCAATACATGTAACTTGGAATGATCCTAATAGACAATTTAAGCCAGCTGTAGAAACTGTAGAGGATCAAGAAGATATAGCTAACCGCGGTTTGCTGGTAAAAGAGGTAGCAGCTATTGGTTGTACTTCTAGGGGGCAAGCCCATAGACTTGGAATGCTTGCTCTATTAGCTGAACGCTATGAGCAAGAAATTGTTAACTTTAAGGTTAGTCTTGAAAACTTAGGTATTACTCCAGGTAGTATTATTGAGGTATATGATAGGTATAGAGCTAATATTAGATTTAGTGGTAGAATAGCTGGAGCAACTTCTACCTCTATAGATTTAGATCAATCTATTACTTTACAATCAGGGACAGCCTATTATGTAAATATTTTAATTCCGGAACCTCAAACTGAAACTCTAGGTGATGATCCTAATAATACTAAGGAAAAATTATTACCAAAAATAGAAACAAGGCTAATTACTAATACTGGCACCGTAACTACCTTAACTTTTGATGACCCACTACCTACTTTACCTAAAAATACTGCTGTATGGGCGGTATACGAGGATAATTTAAAACCTCAATATTTTAAGGTCTTAGGTATTACTGAGTCAAATGAAAATGAGTATGAGGTAAGCGCAATTAAATACCTTACTAATAAATACTCAATTTCAGATAGTATTTACGATCTTCAAGTAACTGAGTTTAATTATGCTACTAATATTCAGGGGTTAGTATCTAACATTGTGGCCACAGAAGAATTATACTTTTCTGGGCCAACTTTAAAAAATAGAATTGTAATTTCTTGGGATGCCAATGTCATTGCCAGTGTAAGGTCTTTTATAGTAGAATACAAAAAGGATGATGGTGATTGGCAAAGTGTAGGTAAAACTAAATTAACATCTATAGAAATTCCTGATGCTACTCCTGGAAGTTATATTTTTAGAGTAGCTGTAGAAAGTGGCACAGGAGTTACATCGGAATGGGTAGAATCTCAAGCAGTTAATATTTTAGGAAAAACTGCTCCTCCATCTGATGTACAAAACTTCCAATACTCTGTAGATAAAAATAATGGTCAAATATTATTGACCTGGGATCCAGTACCTGATATTGATTTAAAAGAGTATGTTATAAAGCTAGATGATTGGGCTACCGGTCCAGAAGTAGCTAGGGTTAAAGCTACTTCTTATGCTGCTACACAGTTTGCTGGGGGTTCTTCGTTTTTCATTAAAGCCGTTGATACTAGTGGAAACGAATCCTTAAACTACGCTGAAGTATATTTTGGCACTGATGTCGGTGCTCCGCCAATTCCTCTATTCTGGAGTTCGTTCGAAGATAAATATGCAGTATTAGAGTGGAGTAATGATACTCTAGGTTTTAGAATAGTTACTTTTGAATTAAGGTATGGAGGGGTTGATTGGGATTCTGCAACTTTTGTTGGTAATTTTGATACAACTAGCCACAAAGTATTATTAGACTGGCAGGGTGATAGGTTATTTAGATTAAAGTCTACTGATTCTGCTGGGCAACAATCAAATGAATCTACTTTATTAGTTACTAATGCTGTACCTACAGAACCTAGCTGGAATATTGCAGAATTCAAGGATAATAATATTCTATTATCGTGGAACCCTCCATCAAATGACCCTGATGTAGTAGAATATGAAATTAGACTAGGTACAGATTGGGGTAATGCAACTTTAGTAGCAAAAACTACAGATACAACGTACACTGTTGCCGGAACAAAAGCTACGAGTTTAACTTATCTGATTAAGAGTATTGATAGAGCTGGACAATACTCCACTAATGCTGCTAGTCTAGTAATTGGAGTACAAGGACCTAGTCAGCCAGTTGTAAATACCTCCATAGATAACGATAAGTTAAACCTCACTTGGAGTAATACTAAAAATAACTTTGATATAAAAGCGTATGAAGTTAGATACGGTAGCTTGACTGATACTTGGGGTACTGCTACAGTAATAGGAACTTTTTCCACTACTTCATATATTGAGAAAGTAACCTGGGGTGCCGATAGGAGATACTTTGTAAAAGCTTATGATATTTATGGTAATGAATCTCCGATTGGAACGGTAGATTTTCAAATTGCATTACCTAGCTTAAGTAATGTTTATACTAAGGTTGTAGATAACAATGTTCTGTTTTATTGGACCGATGTACCTGCGACTCTACCAATCGCTTATGTCGAGTTAAAGAAAGGAAATGATTATAGTACGGCACAAGTAGTGGGCACTAAAGCAGGTACCTTCACAACTGTTTTTGAAGACCTTGGTGGAACATATACTTATTGGTTAACACCTATTGATACAGCCGGAAATGCTGGTACAGAGCAAAGTTTACAGGTATTAGTTAACGAGCCCCCAGACTATGTACTAAAGTCTGACTACGATAGCAACTTTACTGGTACATACAGTAGTGCTATTTTAAAGAGTAGCGCTATATACTTGCCTATAAATACTACTGAAACATACCAAGAGCATTTTGTTAATAATGGGTGGAATACTCCCCAAGAGCAAATAAATGCCGGGTATCCTTATTATATTGAGCCTACTCCAATCAGTGGTTTTTATGAAGAAGTATTTGATTATGGTACCACTATCACAAGTTCTACTAAAATATCTTTAACTGTTACTGGTAATGCTGAGTTTGGAACACCGAGTGTTTCTACCGAACTATCGTTTTCTACAGATGG